TATGAAACATCGTGACAACTATTACGTCAAGTTTGACGATGATGAACTGCGACAGATCTTGAAAGAGATTAGTAATGAAGAAGTGAAAGTAAGAATAAGAAGTGCATTGGGGGAGACTGTTGATCCCATAGATAAGTTCCATGCAACTATCGCATATTATAATAATGAAGTTTAAAGCACTGGTATTCATCCGTCTGAGGTCACAAGTAGATGATTCTCCAGGTAATGCCGTGAGAGACGCCTGCAAGCGATTGTCCGAGTTGGACATCAAGAAACTTAGACTTGGTAAGGTAGTTGATGTTTGGTTGGAAGCAGAGAGCAGAGAGTATGCTGAGAAGGAACTCGAAATGCTATCTGATAGATTTCTAGCCAACACAGTTATGGAAGACTGGGATTATGAACTTACTGAGATTGAAGACTTTCCTAAAGGTATTGAATAATGCCACATGAATTCGACCCATGCGAAGCACCTGTAGAAGGTGAAGTTGATAGATGGGGGTTTACAATCAAACCTACTATATGCGATAATGAGGTTATCATTAGATGCCTTAAGAATACCCCCTGTGGTATTGATAGAACACAAGCAGAACGATTGATTAAACATTATGAAAACCAAGATTAGAGCACAAGTAAAATCTAGATGGTATTATATTTTTTGGGGAACTGCTACAGTATCTGTTGTCCTTGGGCAATTGTACGTCGGTACTGGGTATCGTATTTTGCACAATGATATGCAACAATTACTTCAGAATGTTGATGGTGTTCTTCTTCATAAAAACGATGAACCCAACTACCTATGATTCTATCTGAACTTGATGCTTCATGGGCTGCTGATGAGTTTATCAATTACTTTGAGAACTTTACGTCTATTGAAGACTACCTTCGTTATGTAAAAAAAGAACTAGTCACTCAAACTAGTCAACTCACTCCTTTACAGGATGAGTTTTTTAATGTGGATATCCATCCTGAGGAGATGGAGTTTGACATCAAGTTCGTTGGCAATCGTTTTTCTAATTCAGTGCCTCAAGAACACTATCGCAATCTTTTGGCAGCAGTGTCTTCTCACAACAATGAGAGTAACATTCCTGGTAGAGAGTTGCGCTGGATGGTGTTTGAAAAGAAAACTCAGACTGTAGTTGGATTTATTCGCTTTGGGTCTCCAACGATTAATTCTAGACCCAGAAATGTATGGCTTGGTAAGGCACCTAATCTATCTGTATTCAATCGCCATGCTGCAATGGGATTTGTAATTGTCCCATCTCAACCTTTTGGATACAACTATCTTGGCGGAAAACTTTTGGCATTGATGTGTGTCTCTCATTTTGCCCGTGAGACTCTGAACGAAGTCTTTGAGAAAGACATTGCACTATTTGAAACCACATCACTGTATGGGTCTACTACCTCAGCGTCTCAATATGATGGTCTGAAACCCTTCATGCGGTACAAGGGCCTGACTGATAGTAAGTTCCTACCTCTTCTACATGATGATGTCTTCCACCGCCTTCATGACCGTTTTACGGTGCTCAACAACAATACTCCACTGACTGATAACAAAGCATCTTCTAAAAAGATGAAGAGACAAACTAAGATGATTTCTATCATTAAGAAGTCTTTAACTGATCAAGATAAATTGACAAAGTTTAATGAAGTTATCAATACAGCATTTGGACTTACTCAGAAGAAGAGGTTCTATATCTCAGACTATGGATATTCAAATGTTCGTGAGGTAATCATGGAAGAGCAAGATAAATTAGTTCCTGGACAGAACTGGGATAAGTTCCACCTAGATAACATACTTGCCTGGTGGAAACGCAAAGCAACTAAAAGATATGAGACCCTCAAGAGAGATGGTAGATTCAGAACAAAGGTCGAACTCTGGACAGAAGATGATGATATTCAAATTATTAGGTAATCGATATGTCAAATCCAAATCAACTATACGAAGACATGTCAAAACTCAATGCACTTTATGAGGAACTCCTCTGGGATGCTGATGATGTTCTTGAATTTAGTGTTGACTATAAGAACAACCAAATTGTAATTAGAAACAAAACTACCGATGAAGATTGAACTGAAAGACTGGCTTAATTCAATCAACTTTACTAAGGAGAATCTAGCAGAGGATCCTCAAGAAATTAAGTCTTATCCCCCATACATTATTAATCGATGCCTATCTGGTCATCTTGACTGTATTCTGTTTGTCAATGAGATGAACAAGAATCATCAGTTAAGTAAAGATATGCAATATTCTTTTTATCTAAATACTTTGAGGAAAAAGAAGAGATTCTCTCCCTGGCTCCGAAAGGATAAAGTCACGGACCTAGAAAGCATTAAACAATACTATGGATATAGTAATGAGAAAGCATCTCAAGCTCTGAAAATCCTGACTAAAGAACAGATTAATTTTATTAAACAACGACTTGATGTTGGAGGTAAGAAATGACTACCACTGTGGAACCCACTTTTGAATGGTCACAAGACAAAATGCTTGAGGTGGTTCTAAATGAACCAGATGATTTTTTGAAAGTTCGTGAGACTCTAACCCGCATTGGAGTTGCGTCCAGGAAGGAGAAAAAACTTTATCAGTCTTGCCATATTCTACACAAGCAAGGAAGATATTTCATCGTGCATTTTAAGGAACTGTTTGCTCTTGATGGCAAGCACGCAAACCTTACTCTTAACGATGTGCAGCGTCGTAATCGTATTGCTCGTCTTCTTTCTGACTGGGGCCTGATTTCGATCGTCAGAGAAGATGACACTCTTGACATCGCACCATTGAATCAAATTAAAGTTCTTGCCTACAAAGACAAGGGTGAATGGATTCTTGAGCAGAAGTATAATATTGGTAAGAAGACTAAACCTCAAGAAGAAGTAACTAAATAAGACTGAGACTCTTTTCGTGCGGTCTCTACGAAAGTCGGAAACCCGCAGACCTCCCTTGACAGGGGGGTCTTTTTTTGCTATAGTACGTAGATAACAAAGACACTTCCAGTGATTTCCAAGGCAAACGTTGACTTAATTTTAAGTTTGGTAAAAAAATTTCTACCATCTGTTTTAGAGGAAGTTGGATTTGATCCTACGGTAAAGGAACCAGGTCATACGTATGGGGAGAGAGTTGAAGAGAAATTAGTAGAAAAATTAAATATATACGATAACGAAAAGTTTACTCTACCAAAGACTAAACGTTCTATGCAAGATCTTAATTTTGTTAAAGATTCTATCAATATCAAATTTGGATATGATAAGGATGGACAACCGAATATGGTTTCCTTTAATAGACTCTGCAATAAATTTTTGAGTGGTGAAATTGATTCTTATTATATAATAAGTATTGATGGATTCGACAATAAGATCTGTATGTTTAACTTGTATCAACATCTTGATTACACAAATACAAATCTTGGAACGGGTCAGACAATGTTGAAAGAGAAGAAATTCTTTGAGTATTTTGACCAAGAGAAGAATTATACAATCACTAAAAAAGATGTTATACTAAAACTTAAAGACATCAGCCAAAAATCTCATAGATCTCACATTGAGTTGAGAGAACAACAAGAACAAAACCGACAAGAACAATTCAATGCCAAACTGCAACTACTTTAATAGCGATTGTGTAAAGTTCTCCGACGAATATAATGGAGAACTCTTTGATTCTGTAGTAACAGATCCTCCATATGGTATCGAATATCTAGGTAATAGTTGGGACTCCTATAAAAATTGTGTTGCTTTTAAGGAAGAAACTTGGAAATCTATTTCTAAGACTCTCAAACCTGGTGGATATCTTTTGATATTTGGTGCTTCTAAAACCTTTCACAGATTAGTAAGTGCTGTTGAAGATTCTGAACTAAAAATTAAAGATGTATTGATGTGGTTGTATGGTCAAGGTATGCCTAAGAGTCAAAATATGGGCAAGAAAAATCCTAACTGGGAAGGTTGGGGAACAGGATTGAAACCATGTTATGAACCAATTTTGTTAGCACAAAAACCGATTGAAGAAAAAACAATTGTAAAAAATTTAGAAAAACATGGTGTAGGTGCAATGAATATTGAAGAATCTAGATTGGATTCTGGACGTTGGCCAGGAAATGTTATTCACGATGGTAGTGATGAAGTTGAAGAACAGTTTGCAAAGTTTGGTGATAGAGGTAATGGTTGGTCGAGAAATTATGGAGTAGAAGATTATCAGGGTAGACAGTATGGCGGAGGTGTATTTGGTGGTGGTGGATACATTGGAGAAACTACTTATTGTGATGAAGGAACTGCTAGTAGATTTTTCTACTCAACTAAAAGTTCTGTGAAAGAAAGAACTCATAACAGAACAATTAAGAATGATCATCCTACGGTAAAGAATCTTGAGTTGATGAAATATCTAATTAAACTCATAACTCCTACTAACGGAACAGTATTTGATCCATTTGCTGGAAGTGGAACAACTTTAATAGCAGCAAAAGATATTGGATTCGATTCTGTTGGAGTTGAAATGTCTGAAGAATATTGTGAAATTATAAGAAACAGAATATCTCAAGTAACATCTCCACTTGAACAAATTTTATAGAAGTACGGGGTTCACTACCCCATTTTTTTATTTTTTATGTTATAAATATAACGGATGCCTTCGGGGTCCACAAAACACAAACTCGCTTTTAAAGGAGCTACTAAGATGGGAAACCTTACAAGGTATACTGCTGCAGACTTGCCTGTGCTATTAGATAAAATTTCTAAAAACAGC